TTGCCTGCGCGAATCAGGCGGTGGCGATTGGTCTCAATGTCGGTGACGACATAAATGCGAGTGCTCATAAATTGTCCTTGTGTTGGTTGAAAAAGGCCTGAAGTTTGCCCTTGGCATCATCAGCACCTTTTCCCACTATACAACAGAATCTCACACTTTCAAGATAGGCAATCCAGTCTTTCTGCTCGGCACTTAGGCTGCCACCCTTGGTGCGCTTCATCTCCAACCAAAGCCCCCAGGCAGGGATGAACAGATCAGGCACGCCAGATGACACGCCTTCGGCCTTCAAGCGGCCAGCGGTAGCCGGACTGCGAGCGCCACCATTAGGAATGGCAAAGATGCGCACGCCTGGCCAAGTCTGGCGAAACCAGCGCACCAGCTCGCGCTGCTCCTCATGCTCGGTTGGTATGCGGTCGGTCAAAATGGGCATTCTGGCTCCCACTTAGGGCAGGCATCCACCTCGGCAGCAAACGCAGCTGGCGGTGTCATGAAGAACTCGGTGCACAGGCCATCTGTGCCGTACATCTCGCAGGTGTGGCAGCACTTCGGTGGACCGGCCTTGATCCACTCGCGGTAGTCAACCAAAAATTGTGGCTCTGGTGGTCGGCTCATTTCAGACCCCTTTGCATCAGCTTCACCCAGCACCGAGCACAATGCCACTTGGCACGCACCGTGACACCGCCAAGCGGATCAGCCTCACGACTGCACACATCACAAACCTTGAGCTTGTGCATTCGATTCATTTGTTCTTCAACTGTCATTCCCAGCTCCTTTTCATTACCCTAAAAAACTTTCCGTCCTTGCGATACTCGATCATCTCTGGTGGCGTTGCCATGTTCATGTTCTGCACCATGTCCTCCAGCGTCTTCACATTCAGACCACCAGGCACAATGCTGGCGCTGTTGGCAATACTCAGCAGCTGGCTCATTGCACGCTGGCCTGCATAGCCTTCATGCATGATTGGCAAATACTCGGTGATTGGCGTATCGCTCAGACCACCGTAATAGGTCACAGCCAGCATCTCGATGCCAGAGGCCTTGCTGATGTGCTTGCGCCATGTCCAGCTCGTCACTTCCAACTCTTGGCCATCCAGACCCATGATGTCGTCATTACGCAACACCATCGATTTTTTTACTGGCTCAGGAAACTGCTCACCACATGAAGGGCAAAGCATCACAGAGATGTGCACCAGCTCACCGCAGTGATCGCACACCTTGACTGGTGCCTCGCCATTGCCATCGCCTCCCTTCTTGGGCGGCTGCACATTGGTGATCGGACCATGCGACTCGACCACACCAGCAAAGTCGAGCACTAAGCAGTGATCGGTGTGGCTCTTGACCCTCATGCCACGGCCTGCCATCTGCACATAAAGACTGGCGCTCATGGTCGGGCGAAGCATCACCACCAGATCGATGTCTGGATAGTCAAAACCTGTGGTCAGCACATTGGCATTGGTGAGCGCACGCACACGGCCTGCCTTGAAGTCGGCCAGCATGCGCTCGCGCTCTTTTTTTGGTGTCTCTCCAGTCACGCATTCAGCGGTCACACCCTGCTGGCGCAGGACTTCGGCCACATGCTCGGCATGCTTTACACCAGCGCAGAAAAACAGCCACGCCTTGCGCTCACCGGCCAAGCCCATGACCTCATGCACCACAGCCTGATTCTTGTCGTCGGTGTCCACAGCAGCCTGCAACTCAGACTCGATAAACTCGCCACCACGCTTCTTCACGCCACTCACATCCAGCTTGGCCTTGGTGATCTTGGAGCGCAGCGTGGCCAAATAACCTTTGAACACCAGCTCCTCGATGCTGACAGGCTCCAGCAGATCGTCAAACAGCGCAGGCTTGTCGGTGATCAAGCCATGCCCCAAGCGATAAGGTGTAGCAGTCAGGCCAATCACGCGCAGGTGCGGATTGATGGCCTTCAACTCGCCAAGCAGCTTGCGATAGCCACCCTCATCCTTGTGGTTGACCAAGTGGCACTCATCGATGATCACCAGATCAATGTGGCCAAGCTCACGCGCCTTGGTGCGCACCGACTGGATGCCAGCGAAGGTGATCGGCTCGCTCAAGTCTTTCTGGCCAATGCTGGCGCTGTAGATGCCCATCGGTGCACCAGGCCAATGCTGACGCATCTTCTCGGCATTCTGCTCGATTAGTTCCTTGACATGGGTCAGCATGAGCACCCGAGTCTCTGGCCAGTTCTGCAAGGCATCCTTGCACAGAGCAGCCACAATGTGCGACTTGCCTGATCCAGTTGGCAGCACCAGGCATGGATTGCCAGCATTTCCAGCCTCAAACCATCGGTACAGCTCGTCGATGGTGCGCTGTTGGTAATCACGCAGCATTGATCTGATCCTCTATACGTTGGCCAATCCACCTTACAACTGGCACAGCCCAGCTGTTGCCCAATGCCTTGTAACGTGGTCCATCTGGCGACTCAGCCGCCTTGCGCCAAGGAATGTTGGTGTAGCCATCAGGAAAACCTTGCAGGCGCTCGCACTCAGTAGGTGTCAGTCTGCGCACCGCCATTGATGTTGCAATTCCCTGCGTAGCGTGTGTGTCTACGGTATAACTAGTGCCATCATTGTTCCACCCTTTGCCGTTTTGCGATTTTTCACGAGTTGTGATGTCCTGCAAAGCAATTGGCTGCGCCACCGCATGACGATCAATCGTGTTTTGCGTAAAGCAAACTTCAACATTGATGCCATCACCTTGTGGGCCTGCGTTGTCGTTTCTTCCAATCATGTTGCCTTGAATGGCATATGTTGGTTGCATAAAACTTTGCACAAACATTCCGCCTTTTTGACTGTCTATGTGCTGATTGTTTTGACCTAACTTGTCGCCAAAGTCTGCGGTAAGCGTTGGAGCGACTTCTGGCGGCCATACAACCATTGCTTCAGCTTCTACTCTTTCGTTCCCTGTGCGACTGAATGGAGGGCCGTTTGTAACGCATGGGGCAATTCTTTGCCCCTCTTTTCGGCTCTGCGGAGTATCCCTGCGCACGCCTTCGAACTCAAAAAGAATCTCTGTGGGATTGATGTCGTCTCTAGCACTTGCGACAACGAACACACGCCTCCTACGTTGGGCCACTCCGAAATATTGGGCATCGAGGACTCGCCACGCGACTGTTCTTTGGGGACCAAACACACAACCAGAGTTTGTCCATTTTTCCCCTGGTGGGACGATTGCTTCATCTTCCCCGGCAAGTGCGCCAAGAAAGCAGCCGAAGGCATTGTCTTTGGTGTTAAGGACTCCTGGCACGTTTTCCCAGAAGATGATTGCTGGAGCATCTCGTCGAACAGATCGAACATGGTCAATTGCATTGGCGATACCTACAAATGTGAGTGAAAGATTACCTCTGGCATCGTCCAGAGAATTACGAAGACCAGCCACAGAAAAGGCTTGGCATGGAGTGCCGCCACAGAACAAATCTGGTGCTTCAACTTCACCAGACAGAATCTTCTCTGGCAATAGTGTCATGTCCCCATGATTGGGAACGTCAGGGTAGTGATGCTTGAGAACAGCACATGGAAATGGCTCAATCTCAGACAGCCATGCGGCCTCCCATCCAAGTGGATTCCAGGCGACAGAGGCCGCTTCAATACCAGAACAAACAGAACCGAATTTCATCCCACAATCCTTCCACCAAAGTCCTTGCGCATCTCAGCAATCAGAGGATCACCGCTGGCGCAGGCATTGGCATTGGCCAGCAACTCCTTGCTACCCCAAACACCTTCCTGCTCAGGATCGCCATTGGCCAGATTCACGCCATTGATCTCATACACAGCAGTGAACTCGTCAGGCCCATCCTTGCGCTGCCAAGGCACCAGATCGGGATGCAGCACATGCGACTCGCAACCAGTGCGCTGTGAATCCAAAGGAATCTCAGCATCCCACTTGGCGCAGTGCCAAGTCGAATCAGGCATTGGTGTGGCCAAAGCGCAGGTGCGGCAGTTCACATGCTTGGTGGTCTTGGACTGGTGACAGAACTCATGCGCATCGCAGAACTTGCACTGATACCAGCTTGCATCTGAGCTGATAGGCTCAGGCATACGATCACTCAAAGCAATGCGCTGGCCGCGAGCAATGGCCTTGCCTGCCACATCCTTGTCGAACTTCACACGCTCGGTGTGGATGCGGTCATCATCCTTGCAGACGGTCAAGTACAGTGCACGATCGATGCCAGTGCCAGCCATGTAGACCTGCATCTGCACAAAGTGCTCAGGCTTGGACTTCTCCACGCCATTCTTCTCCAGATCGTCAAATGCTTTTTTGGATGCAGTCTTGAACTCGGCAATGTGCTTGGACTTGGGCGCTTCTGGCACACCCTTGTCGATGATCGCATCGATGCTGCCAGACACATGGCTTCCAAAGTCCACACGGTGCTGGGCAGACACCTTGCGCACA